GATAACTCTGTAAGTTTAATAACTAAGAATCTCTGTAGTTAATTATCTTAGTCCTCTTAGTTTATAATTAACTTAGTTACTTTGTATATAATAACTAAGAAACTTAATTAGATTAGCATCTTAGCTTTACAAGGCTCAGCTTAGTTATATAGGGTAACCTAGAATTTTTCTGTATTTTTCTTTGTATAAAAAATAGTCCTTGACTTTTTGTGTATTATGTGCTATAATTATAATATAGAATGGGAGATTAATTGATGACAGACAAATCAAAATGGAGGACTGACCAAGGGGTTTATTACACTAAGTCCTTGTTTTTTGAAATGATCACATCCTCTGATAAACCTAATTGTGTGTATACCCTAAAAGCAGAGGACCATCAGCTAGGTTATCCATCTCTCCGTAGACTTTACCTAGAAGAAGAAGATCCTACTGAATACAATTTTGCTAACAAATATCTTGGTGGTATTGATCATTGGAAAAAACTAGTTGAATGTGAATGGTTCAAACCTCACCTAGATGCTTGGAGAGATGAACTAGAGCTTAAACTTAAGGCCAAGGCATACAAAAGACTTATGGCCGAAGCCGCCGACCCACTATCAAAACACAGTATTGAAGCAAATAAATTTATCCTAAGCACTGTACGCCGTGTCCAGAAGAACGAGGACCTAGGAGAAAAGAACTCCAAGGGAAGACCTGATAAATCTTCTGTAGATAAAAAGGCACTACAGATTGCACAAGAACAATTTGAACTGGACCAAGACGCCAGCCGGATTCTCGGGGCCACTGTAAACTAAGATTGGAACCTTAATGCCTAAACTCTACATTACAGAATACAGCCGCATTGGCTCTGATCGAGTTAATCGGAATGTACAGACAGGGGAGAACCCGCCTGTAGCTAATCAGACGGTAAATATCGGGGCTACGTCAACCCAGTCTAATGCACTTTCTTTCAAGACTTCTTTGGTTCGTGTACACACAGACGCTATCTGCTCTATTGAAATTGGGGAAGACCCCGTAGCTACCGTTAATTCCCTACGTATGGCGGCTAACCAAACTGAATATTTTTCTGTACCAAACGGCTTCAAGATTGCCGTAATCTCCAACACCTAACGGGGCTCTAATGTTTACAGTGTCACTAAATGAAATTAATTCTGCCCTTGGGTTTGTAGAGGTTATCAAGCTTGTATCAGATAACAAAAATCTGGAAGAAGTTCTTGTTAAGCTAAAAGACGAAAAACTTGCTATTCAGGAAGAAGCTAACAAACTTGCTTCTGTACAGAAAGAAATTCAAATTCTAAAAGCTGATCTATCTGCTTCTAAAGACGAACTGGATAGACTGGCTTCTTCTGTAAAAGCTGATAAAGAAAAACTGGAATTAGAAAAAAAGTACCTAGCCGATAATCTGGAATCAGTTCAAGTAACTGTTAAAGAACTTGATGAACGGCTGTTTTTTTTAGTAGAAAGAGAAACAAGAGCAGGTAAAAGAGAACAAGAACTGACTCTTAAAGAGGCTACAATTCAGCTTGCTACAGAATCTCTAGCTGAAGAAAGATCAGAAGTTCTCGTTCTAAAGGACGAACTAGAAACAAAACTAAAAGCTCTTAAAGGGGTACTTGGTTAATGTCAGCAACAAACGCCTTTGAAACCAGTCTGCTTCAACATATTTTCCAGAATGCGGCTATCGCGAACATTGGCGACGTAACCGGGCTGCCAGCATCCGCTACCGCAGGATCGTTTTTCGTATCGCTACATACGGCTGATCCCGGCGAGGCGGGCGCACAGAACACCAGCGAGGTTTCTTACACTGGCTACGCGCGCCAAGCAGTTGCTCGCTCCAGCGCCGGATGGACAGTATCCGGCAACAACGCATCGAACGCGGCAGCTATTGCATTCGGACCTTGCACTGCTGGCTCTGCCACGATCACGCACTGGGGCATTGGAACAGCGTCTTCAGGCGCCGGCAACCTGCTGTTCAAGGGCGCGTTGAGTGCTTCGATTTCGGTTACGACAAGCTCAAACGCGACGCAGACCTTTGCTATTGGAGCACTCGATGTGGATGTGGATTAATCGCCGTATTAGTTTGTTTTCGCTGTGGTTGTGTTATGGTCGATTTGGGCTTGCAAAGAAACGAGCCATTTTAGCGAAAACTGAACTGAACTCACGGTTTATCTGGCGTCGCCGCATTTGCTGGTATTACCGCGTACCTGAGTTGAAGCGTGCATCTGAACGCCTCCGCATTTTTGACGCCGTGCAGCGTTCTAACGCCAAAGGAAATGCCTGATGCCCGATAATGTTGGTTATGATCCCGGTAACGGCGTAAAGGTTGCAAGCCGCGAAGTCACTTATTCAGGTGAAACCGCTCAGGCGCAATCCGTTGGCCTTGTCCTGTTCTCTGGCGCGGATGACGCCAAAACCGCAACGGATGTTTCGACCGCAAGCCCGCTTCCTGTCAACGTGCAAAATGGCCCCGCCGTCCTCACGAAAAATCCGATGTTCGGTGACGCCGGCTCGGTTGTTCGGCAGGCTCCGGCTGATATTTGGTCTGTCGGCTTTGCGGATAGCGGCTCAAGTCTGCTTGCTTCGGAGTTTACACAACGCCGCCTTGGGACCGGCGTGGGCGTCAGTCAATCATCCAGCAACTTGGTTGTCACGACCGGCACAACGACCAGTAGCGAGTTTCTTGCGCGCAGCACGGCATCATTCCGGGGAGCCTTCACCGCCCGGCACAAGACCATTCTTTCGCAGCGAATTGCGAACAACAACTTCGCCGTGATGATGGCGGATATGGTGGGTGAGGGCCTGTCCTGCACCATCAACAGCGCCACCTCGATCAGCGTCACCAAAACGGCTCACGGCTTCACCGCCTCCAACGTCGGTCAATTCATGATGGTGGGAGCCATCAGCGGCGCCGCCGGCGTTCCGGGCCGCTATGCGATCGCGTCCATTCCCAATGCCGACACGATCAATTTCACGGTCGCGGGCTGGCCGGCCTCGGGCTCCTGCACGGTGGACCTGTTCGGGTGGAATTATATTTGGACGCAATACACCGGCACGACGGCGACGAGCGCAAACATTGACGCGCAGCGGCGCGGGTGGAACACCGGCGTAACCGCCGCGACCATCAATACGACGGCCTCTCCCGGCCATGTGATGAACACCTCCGCCGATGGCCGAAATGTCAACTGGGCCGATACGCTAATAGCGTCCGCCACAACGCTGACAGTCACGACCCGCGCGAGCCGCATCGAGCAAATCCCCGACGATGATGTAGAGCTATACGTCTATCTCTGGGCATGGAACGGCACGACCGCCCCGGCCAGTACGACAACGTGGACTCTCGGCTTTGTCTCGGTAGAAGATTGCAGCAATGTGCCCAGCTATATTGCTGGCGTTCGTCCCCTTGGCTCTTCCGCGCCCTTGCCGGTTTCAATTTTCGGAACGGTCACCACATCCTTTACGCAGCCCGCTCTTGTATCTGGCACTGCTGCGATCGGCGATGTTGGCGTGCAATATCGCGCAAGCGCATCCGGGGCAGCCTCTTTGGCGAACCTGAATTGCCCGGCAACTCCGGTGGCTCAATCTATCAAAGCTTCAGGAGGCAGACTTATCTCTATCGTGGCGACAAACAACAGTGCTTCGACAAGATGGATCAAGATGTGGAACACGCCATCAGCAAGCGTCACACTCGGAACAACGACTGCGATAGCTGAAATTTGCATCAATCCAAACCAGAATATCAGCATAAAAATTGAAGGCGGTTTCAGTTTTGCATCCGCCATTACCTTGGCCGTCACTGGTGGGCAGGGTCTTACGAACAACACCGCTGTAACGCTTGGCGACGTTACAGGCGTCATCGCCTTCGCCTGATGGAGATTAAAAAATGCAAAAAATGGTTCAAATTGTAGAGTCTATTCGTGATCCCGAGACCAACGAAATCACACACCATAACACAGCCATAGGCGTTACGGATGATGAGGGCGTTACGTGCATTATCCCCAACGGTTATGTGCCTCTGATCGAAGAAACTCCGGCGGAAGATATTGTGGTCACGCTCATTCCGTATCCGATTGAGAGGTTTCCGACATCTTTGGTGAGCCGGGTCAATGACGCCGAGGCCAACACCTCGACGCTCGTTTTCACCTTCCCTGAGGCTTGACGAGAAACTAGGGTACCGGCATGTTCCTAACCCTGCTTTCAAAAAAGGCGGCGGGTGGAGGTCTTGCCGGTGCCTCAAGTCTAACATTTACGCCAGCGGGCGCCCTAATAGGGAATGGATCGCTTGCCGGTGTTTCTACACTAGCGTTTGTCGCAAGCGCAAACCTCACTGGTTCTGGTAGCGCCGGAGCCCTTGAAGGCACCTCGATCCTAACATTCGCGACTGCGGGCGTTGCGTTCGGTGGCGGGCGAATTAATGCGGCCTCCGCGCTGACGTTTGCCACGTCAGGAAACCTTTCCGGCTCTGGAATTGCCGGGGCCGATTTGGTTGGAGCTACATCGCTAACATTCGCCACGACCGGCACGGTCATTACTTCGGCAGAAATTTCCGGCGCGTCATCGTTGACATTTTTTGTTAGCGCATCACTACCGCCATCACAAATTGCAGCTATTCCTGACAATACAACACAAATTGTAACAGTTGGATTTCTACTTTTAAGGTAAATTAACATGGGCGATTTTAAAGCAGTTGAAAAGGATTTGACAGACTTTAGACTTGGTTTAGTCGAAAACCAACAGAAGCTTGACAAAGCCCAGCACGAAGACTTAACCAAAACGGTTGCAAAACTTAGTACAGATGTAGCACTAATTTCCTCGGACTTGAACAAAGTTCTAACTTTTTCCAAGATGATTCTTGGGGGTATTGCCTTAGCCTTCGTTACAGCTTTGTGGAAACTGGTAACAAAAGGAAACTTGAGCACATGACCTTACAAGACATGGAGAACATTATTATTTTCTGTACTACGTTTCTTATATTTTTCAAGTTGACTAGTTAATGTCCAGAATCACGCCAAGAACTAATTTATCCAAAACTCAGTTTGAGGATAAGTTTAAACAAGTTAGAGAACTGGCGGAATCTGATCTCGTAACTTTTATCAAGCTTGTTCATCCTCAAAGAGTATTGGCTCCTATACATAAGGAAGTTATTCGTTGGTGGACAAGACAAGACGCCAAGAGTCATCAGCTTCTTTTACTCCCTCGTGATCACGGTAAGTCTGCTCTTATTGCTTACAGGGTAGCTTGGGAGATTACCAGAGACCCCACGCTTCGCGTGCTGTATATTTCTTCTACGTCTAACCTAGCTACCAAGCAGTTAAAGTTTATCAAAGACATTTTTACCTCTGATATTTACAAGCGTTATTGGCCTTTAATGATCAATGACGAAGAAACCAAGAGAGAAAAATGGACAGAATCAGAAATCTCTGTAGACCACCCACTTCGTAAGAAAGAGGCTATTCGAGACCCTACAATCTTTACCGCAGGTCTAACGACCGGGATTGTTGGTCTTCACTGCGACATTGCGGTAATGGACGACGTTGTTACCGGACAGAACGCCTATACCGAAGAAGGCCGGGAGAAGGTCAAGGCTCAGTATTCACTACTTGCGTCAATTCAGGGTGCCAATGGGCGTGAATGGTCAGTAGGCACTAGGTATCATCCCCTTGATCTCTACCACGATATGCAAGAAGCTCAGGTGGACACTTACGACGAAGACGGTCAGTTTAACGGTACAGACCCTCTCTACGAAGTTTTCCAGCGTGCTGTAGAAGACATTGGCGATGGTACTGGTAACTTCCTTTGGCCCAAGCAACAGCGGTCAGACGGTAAGTGGTTTGGTTTTGATTTACAGGTTTTAGCAACTAAAAGGTCACAGTATCTTGACAAAACTCAATTTAGAGCCCAGTACTACAACGACCCCAATGACACTGGAACAGCCCCAATCACTAGGGATATGTTTCAGTACTACGACCCAAAGTTTATCAGGAATGAAGGTCTTAGTACTTACTACAAAGACCGGAAACTTAACGTCTTTGCCTCTATTGACTTTGCCTTTAGTACAAGACAAAAAGCAGACTACACATCTATCGTAGTTGTCGGTATTGATTTTGAAAATAATATTTATGTCTTAGACATCGACAGATTCCAAACAACTAAGATCAGTGACTATTTCCAACGTATTTTAACTATGTACCAAAAATGGTCATTTAGAAAATTAAGAGCAGAAGTAGTTAGCGCCCAGCGTATTATCGTAGAAGACCTAAAAGACAACTACATTCGTAAATATGGTCTCCTTCTTGTAATTGACGAACATGCCCCTAACAGGCACGTAGGGAACAAGCAAGAACGTATGGAAGCTGCTCTACAACCTAGATACGCCAACGGGCAAATCTGGCATCAGCGAGTAGGTCCTTGGGTACTTCTTGAAGACGAACTAGTTTCACAAAATCCACCTCACGATGACATTAAGGATGCCTTGGCTTCTTGTATGGACATTTTAGTAAAACCTGCTGTAAAGAATGATGGTCCACAATTCGGCCAAGTAAGCAGCTTTGTTGATCAACATAAACTTTATCATCCTAGGTTTGGAGGAATCCATTAATGTCATTAGGAACAACTA